GTGGACGGGATATTAGCGATGGTGTTGCCGTCAATGGGGTGGGAAGCAGAGCAGAGAGCCTGACCGTCACCGCCGATGGCCGCGTTGTACACCGTCGCGGTGTTCAGCACGTTAGCGCCATAGATTTCTTTGGTCTGCTGAAAGCTCTCAATCAGGCCCAGGTTCGAAGGGTGGAACTGGGTCTTGTAAAGATTATCGTCGATAGCTTTGCGGGTGATCGCGTAGCCAAGAGCGATTTCGGTGTGCTCCTGGTTATAGACGAACCGCTCGCCGGAACCGGTATCGAACGAGGTCTGGCCGCCTTCAGTTTTGAGCTGAGCCAGGCCGAGGAACCGCATCTCAGCGGTGCGCTCAAGAGCCATTTTCGAGTCGTGCTTCGTGAAGATCTTGTCGTATTGCGACGGGATCATCTCGTATTTGCCTTCAACGCCCCGCAAGCCGGGGAGCAGAAGGTCTTTGATGGCAGAAAGATTAACAGCCATAGTACCCTAGCCCCCTTATGCGATGCCGGTGGGACCAGCGCCATTGGAGCGCATGATCTCATTGTTGAAGCCAACGATCACGTTCGGGAACTGGGTGGACGGGTCTGTACCGTTTTGCCCAGGCGGGAACGTTTGGTAGTCAATGATAATGAAGGGGAATGTCGCGGTCGTGCCGACCGAGGACAGGAACGCGCCGGACAAACCGTTGATGGTCGTACCGGTGCCGATGGAAAACTGAGCGTACTGGCCAACCGGCAGCGTGCCGCGTACCGAGGACGTGTAGCCCGCGTTGAAGAAGGCGGAGCCGCTGGTCTGTACCAGAAAGCGGCTGCTCGGATCATCGATGACGTAGCACTCCACGTCGCCGTTGGCATCGGAACCGGGCCAATAATCGCTCCATACGGTGCGCTTCTGCGCCACGGAGACGTATTTGCAGCCCATGAAGATACCGGCAAGGGTGGTGGTGCCTGGGGCGGCCTGGGTGATATACCCGGTCGCGGCGCCGATGACCGGCATTACCGGGTCACCAAAATAAATGGGGGTTGCGTTGCCAGAGGCTACGTAACGAACGCTCTGACCGAATGTCGGAGCCCCGCCTGCGCCACCTTGGTACTGACGGAACCCAAACGGCGCGAAAGTATTCGCCATGATGAGGTGCCTTTCCTGTTACAGAAGGCTCATTCATCGGGCGTCGCGCACGATTTAGGAGCTGGATTGATCTTGATCCCCCGCGTCTCGCGGGTGGTGATTTGAAGCCTTAGCAGCATCTATACCGAAATGTAAAGATGCTGCAAGCTTTAGTTTTTATTCCGACGGAACCGGAATAGGCGCGTAACTCTTTTTGACCGACGCGAGGGCGCTGCCCTTGTTAGCGCGATCAAATTGCCCGGCCGGAGCCGCGCCGAGCTGTTCTTCCTTAAACCGCACCTGATCCGCCGCGCGGCGCCGGTCCTGGGTCTTTACCATATCCGTAATGGACTTCGGCCGCTCCATGAGCATCACACCGTCCATTTCGATGGTGTTGCCGGAATAGCCATGCGGCATCATCTCGGGGTGGCGTGAAAGAGGCACAGCCGTCCAGCCGGTATTCGCGAGTTGGATCTGGTACGCCGGGTTCTCCTGGTTCAGAACCGTGCGCATTTTCCACTCATACGTCCAGCCATCCGGCACCTTATCAGCCGGGACGTTGAACTTGTCAGGGGCTTCGGAGAACTGGCCCCCGGCATGCTCCATAATTTCCTTAGCGCGGCGCTCAGCGGCGGCGAGTGTGTCTTCCTCGATACGCATCTCGGGGCGCATGTCGTCACGCATCGGGGCGCGTTGCTCGCGGCGCGGCGGTGGTCGAAGTTCGTCAGCCATAATTTACTCTCCTCAGTTAAGACGGCCCGCAGCTTTAAGCTCGGCTTTGTTTTTCGCGTAATCCTCAGGTTTCATGCCCATCAAGCTCGCGACCTCAAGTTCTTCTGGCGAGAGCCGCACAACGTTCGATCTGGCGCCGCCGCGCTGTGCCGGCGCCGCCGGAGGCGGGCTAGAGCGCTGTTGTGCTGGCGCAGCTGCGGCCGAGAACGTGCCGTCGTCCGTACCGCCAACACCCAGGATAGCCTCAACACGGGCGAAGTAGTCAGGGCTATCCGCCACCACACCGTCTGCCATGACGACGTTATGCGCGCCAAGCATTTTACCGTAGAGCCGTTGGTCGCGGGCGAATTCGGGATGCGCGCGCACCCACGCCGCTGAGGGGGCAGTGAGTTGCCGGGCGAGAGCTTCGACCGGATCAATCTCCATAGGCTGCGGCTTGGGCAGTTTGGCTTTCTGCTCCATGGCCTCGCGGCCCTGGTCAAGCTGCAGCAACCGGGCTGAAGCATCGCCCATGGCTTGCTGAATATCAGCCGCCGCCGCGAAATCACCATTCGCCATCGCCGCAGCATAGTTCGCCTTGAGCTGCTCCCGATCCCGCTTAGTGGTATCGATGGCGCTCTTTACGAGGGTTAGATTGGTGTCCTCGACCTCGCCTGAAGCGCGGACCGCACGCTCTTGCGCGGCGCGCGCGCGGGTTTCGGCCTCAAGGCGCGATGCCTCGGAGGCTAAAAGCTTCTTCTTTAGATCCTCGACCCCTTCTTCGGCCGTAATGACCGGCGCATCGGTAATTTTGTCGTCATCCGGGATCAATATTTCTTGGTCTGCCATGGTTTTTCCCTCACCAGATCTGGTCAGGACGCACAAGGCGCCCGCGAATCGACGTGTCGTCCAGCAAACGGCACATCTTGCCGTTGATCGACAGGCCCTGACCGTCAGATGGCCGGAAATAGACCCACTGGCCCACTTCAACCGGTTCTACGCCCTGAAACCATGGGCTGTCGTCGGTCTGAAACGCGGTTGGCCCTTTCGCGAGCACTAAACCTACTTTCCCCTGCCATTTATCTTCATCGCGGGTCGTTTCGGTCAGAAAAATCCCACCTTTAGTCTTGTTCGGCCGGAGATAGATAGCCACCAGTATCTGGTTGTTGAACACCTCGATACCGGAAATGTCTCCCATATCTTCCCGCAGCTCTTCGTGCGGTGGAACTTCCGCTTTTAACAGATCAAGCATGTATTTTCCCTCGTTGTTAATCCGTAATTCTAAGTCTTTATCCCATACCTCTGACTTTTCGCAAGCACTGCTTAACGCCTGCGCCTGGCTGCGATATACCCCACCGCCGTCCCGGTGCCCGCTGCGTACTGCTGACTGCCGACAAGATAATATGTCGTGCTTGTGGTGATGTTGGCCCGCAGAGGCGGCACCGAAGCAGAGAACTGGCCCATGCTGGGGCCGGTGGTAACCGCAACCTGCGTATTTGCCGCCTGCGTGTTGTTGGCCAAGCTTATCCCCGCAACGGCTATGGTGATGTTTACCCCGGTATTGATTAGGCCAACCTGCCCGAAGACATCCCAATCGCCGGGTGTCAGCGTTATTGAGGTTATGGTCGTGGGCGTGCTGCTGGCTATCGCTATGGGCGTTGACACGGTTGAACTGATATACTCGCCCACATTGCCTGCCGCTGCGTTGGCCCCGGCCGTGGCGCCGATCAGCGGCAAGCCTTCCGCTATAACGAGCCAGTTTGACCCGTCGCATATGGCGTACACCACTTGTTGCGGCGCGAGCAGCACTGATGACACAGCGGTGCCAAGGTTGCCGTAGATAAGGGCGGACACACCCGCAGCCAGCGTCCAAGAGGCGGTGCCGTAGTTGAAGAAGTGGTAGACAAGGCCCCCATCATTCACAACAGTTGGAAACGTCACGGTGAGCGCGCTGGCTCCGCCGAGTTCTATTAAGCACCCGCCTTGCGCGGCGGTCAGCGTCGTAGCTGATGTCAGATTGACAAAACCGTTCTGCAACGAGCCGAGGGATGGAATTTTGCCGAACGTGTTAACCGCTGTGCCGGTGCCACCAATGCTGGGATCAAGCACTGCATTTGCGTTCAACGAGGCCAGCGCGGAGGAGTACGCAACTGAGCTATCCGGCGTTGCTTCCGGGTGGTCTACGCTGATGACCAGCGTGTTCGTGGTGCTGAAATTTACCGGGGATCCAGTTGAGCTGGCGTGGAACGTCGTGCGGGTGATCGTGGCTGGCGACGTGAATGTGAAGACCGACAACTCCCAGGAGAACGCCACGCTATCGAGGATGCACACCATGTACTGCGTGCCGCTGGTAAGCGCGGTGTTGAATGTCTGATAACCGCCGGGCGCTGCCGCCTGCGGCAACGTATACGGCCCCGTACCACCGAGCAATACGCCCTGTTCTGATACCCGTGGCTTATAATAAACGCTCATTCGCCCTCACAAATCGCTATGGCATCCGCCAGCAAATCCTCTGCCAACCGCAACCCAGCCGCCTCACCTTGCAGCCGGCGGATCTGCATCTCAGGCAGCGAGCTGCCATCGATCAGGCTTTCCGTGATGTGATCCATCCTGGCTTTGATCAATTTGCCAAACTCATGCGTGACGCGGTGATTGAAAGTGAGCAATTAAGTCTCCAAATGGTTGGGCGGTGCCCCCGGAGGGAGCACGGGAACACCGCCCGTTTACCGACCAGCTTAGGCGTCTTTACGCGATACCCGCCGGTCGATCCTGTCTTTAGCCCGGCGGCTTCAGGCCGTAGTTCTTGATCTTCTGCAGACGGCCCTCGCCGCCTCCGGCGCCACCCTCATACCGCTCCGTACGCCCGCCGCTCTTGCGCGGTAGCTGCGGGGGGATGCCCGGCGGCAACATTCCAGGCGCTCCGCCCATAGCCGGAGGCGCACCAGCACCACTCGGAGGCATCGGCATACCCGCGCCGCCTTGCGGCGGAGGCATCCCCGCACCGCCCGGGGGCGCCATCGGCACCGGAGACGGCGGAGGAGCAGGCGGCCGCATCATCGGAGCGCCTTGCTGCATATCCTGGCCTTGCCCGTGTGGGTTAACCGAGATGATGATATTCGTCTTGCCTTTTCCAGACCGGCCGCCGTCTTTGCGCGCGAGACGCCCGCCAGTTGGCCGCGTGCCGCCTTCGTAATTGCCTTTGGCTTCGCCACCGTGCTTCTTGCCGGTGCGGCAATCCTTCTTGACCATCTCGTCAACCAGCTTGCGGTCCTGCTTCTCGTCAGGATGGCCGCCCATGGCGTGGCCAGCCCGGCCGCCCTTCTTCAAGGCTCCGGCACCGATATTACGGCCATTCAAATTGAGCGCGGAGGTCGGCACTGGGTTGGCGCCTTGTGTCTGGCCGCCCGAGTCGCGGTGCATTCGGCCGCCGCGCTTGAAACCACCTTCGTGTGGCTCGGCGATCTCGTGATTGGCTTCGCGGCCATCGCGGTTCATGTAGCTATCCCACACCTCGGAATCCGCTTTGCCGCCATCCTTGCGGCCCATGCGCGGTTTCTTGCCAGCATGCTTGTGC